GTTTATAGTAAAAAATGATTTAGGAACGTTTACAGAAGATGCTATAAATACACAATATAACAATGATTCTTTAAGATTTTCATGGATATTATCTGATTCAGTTACATATAAAAGCGGAACTGTCACTGCTGCTATCGTTTTTTTAGGAACAGAATCAGGACAAAATTACGCATTAAAAACCATCCCATTTACTATTAAGGTTGAAAATTCCTTAGATTTTTTAGATATAGAACCACCTTTAAAAAATTGGTTTGCAGATATAGAATCACGTCTCTTCAAACTAGAAAATAATGAACAATTAGAAAATAGTAGAAATTTTTCTAATATACCAATAGGTACAATTATATCTTATATGGGGAAAGATTGTCCAAATAATTATCTGATTTGTGATGGTACTGTTTATGATATTGATTCTTATCCAGAACTCGCCCAACACTTCTTAAGGCAATTTGATTCTATGAACTTTTTTGGTGGAGATAGAGTTACAACATTTGCTGTACCTGATTTAAGGGGTGAATTTTTACGGGGTAGTGGTACAGCTACTAGAAATACAGGTAGAGGTGCAGCAGTTGGTGTACATCAGAATCTTACACAAATACCTTTTTCTGGAATTGATTCAAATAACAAATACCTTGCTTCTTTACAACAATCAAACTACAAATCCAGAAGAATTTATGCCACAAAATAAAGAGGGGAATATAAAAACCTCAGCTACCATTAATTTATATTCTCCTTCTAGTAATTTTTCTGTCGCTAAAGCAGAAACCGCATATATGACGCGACCAACTAATACGGCAGTTTCATATTGTATAAAGTATAATAATTATTCTGATAAAGGAAATAGTCAACAAGGCAACAATATTGACATTAATGAAGTTACAAATAAAGTAATTGAAAAATTAGAACAGGAAAAAATATATTGACAATAATATTTCCATAAGTGTAGAAAAAAACAATGCTGTTACGAAAAAAAGAGGATGGGTTACATGTAAATTCTGAAAGCGAAAAAATTGTTTCTATTGGGGAACAGCTTTCTTCTATCAATCGTTACGAAAAATTTGTCAATACAGAATTAGAATATGAAGAATATATTATCAATAACTCTTTTTCTCCTTGCATTGATTGTAACATTTCCTATGGGCAAAAGGTTCCGTTTAATACATTGTTTGATGGCAATATACAAATGATAAACGAAAAAATTCCATTGAAGGCTGGAAAAACTTATGAAATTGTTCTTCATATTTATGCAAAAACAAGTATAGTTTCACATTTGTCCATTGCAGTATTTAGCGACAAGAAAAACAATAGGGTTTCTAGTTCGCTTGTTTTATTAGCGGGCAATTATCCAGATACTTGGAATAATCCATGTTCTATTTCATGTATTTACACACCAGAAGTCAATGATACAATATGGATTAAATCTATAGATAATAACAGCAATACAATAATACGTATAAACCAAGCTTCTTTATCAGTAAAAGAGATTGGACGACCAATAATAATAGATCCTTTGGGATATTCAGAAAAGGAAAACTCTTTGGAGGATACTCCAGTAGGGAATTTAATTAATTATATGGGGGTAAATGCTCCTGTACATCATTTGATTTGTGATGGATCTATATACGAAATTGATGAATATCCATATTTAGCAGAGCATTTTGAAGCCCAGTTTGGTTCATCTAACCACTTTGGAGGGGATGGCGTTTCCACTTTTGCCGTTCCAGACTTACATGATGGATTTCTAAATGAAACTGGAAATGCTGTATTGACTTGTATTAAAGCTGAACCTACTTATTTCATGAAGATTGGATAATATTGGATATATAGAATAAGCATTTCATTGGCTTTCATTGGATTTTATGGTCTAAAATATTATTCAATTATTTTGCAGAAAATTGAAATATAATTTATGTACCTTTTATAGATTCGTAATAAGCTCCTATTAAAAAAGAGCCAATAATCGTTAAAATAAAACCAATATCAATATTTCTATTAAATCCAGTTGTTTCGTGAATATTATTCACTTCAGCCAAGGTCATTCCTATATGTCCTAAATGTGACATAAATAATAAGAAAATTGCCGCTATATAATAACATACTGCACTGCCAATCCCATACAATATTGCCCATAAAGGATGAGGAAATTCATGATTAATTATTCCACCTATTATCAATGAGATCAATCCTATAATTAAGGTTAAAATGCCAATTATTAATGGAATATAATACCAAATTTTTATAAATATCCAAATTAAAATGATTCCAAAAACAACTGAAAAAATCATTTCTATAGTACCAATATCACTACTAGATGAATTAGATATATTTCGAGTAGAAGAATTCTCAACAAAATTATTTAAATCAGATTGAGAACCACTTTTGATAATTTTTAATAAATCATTATATTCGTATTCGGTTAAACAAATATAAGTGCCATCATCAAAATATATACAATAATATTTTTCTCCATCCTCATATACACTTTTTTCTTGAACTATTTTCATTTATGTAATCCTTAAAAAACAAATTATTTCTTTCTACCTTTTGCCAATACAGCTCTACAATCTGTAATAAGTTGATCTTTTATACTCTCACAATACTTTAAAACTTTATTTTGTTCCTTAAAACTAAGATCATCTTTATCAGGTGCAGATTTATATCGGCAACTGGGTAAACATATGAACGCAACTCGCGCCCTATTCACTTTAACGACATGACAATGTAATCCATGACTTTCAATATCATCTGGATTGTTATCAACTACGATTTTAATATTTTCATCCATTTTATATGATGAGTATTCTCTTTCCATAATAATACAAGCCTCCATCTTTTAAAAGAATTGTTTCATTGGGTATTGTTATTGTTCTTATTCTGTTTTGTTTTATAATAATCTAAGTCAAGTAACATTACATTTTGTATAAGCCATTTATACATTTCTTCCTTTCCTGATTCATTCATTTTATCAGCCATTTGAATAGAAGTAAGATATTTTTCAGTTGAACTTAATCTTTTATGATATCCACTTAATTGTTTGATACATTTATTGTATACCCAAAAGCTTAGTCCAGTAATTAATTCAACAATAGATCCTGCAATGGTTGTAAAAATTATAATATCTTTATCAAAAACAGAAATAATAATAAACCCACATATGTATATAAGAACTCCTAAAACACATGATATTATTGCTAATGTAAAAGATTTATTAGCTTGTCTTTTACTTATTATATAATATTCTGTTGATTCTCTGACATTTTTATATAAAAGTTTGAATACATCATAATCAGATTGATTTTGAACATCATTTAATGTGTCTTCTGTTTCTTTTCTAATACTTTTTGATTCTTTAGAAGTCAATGTATAAGTTATTATATAAACTATTATACCTGCTATTATACTACTAATTATACCAATTGAATCAAAAGAAAATATCTCTTTCATTTGTAAATCACTTCCTTTTGTTTTAAATTATATCAAAAATAAATACACATGTCAGTATTTATTTAAATATTTTAATTGGTAGTCGCAGGTTTTTAGAACCAGACATTGTAGGTTCGAGTCCTACTTTTCAGATTTCAGACAGTCATCATGGCTGTCTTTTTTTAATTGAACAAATAATTTTGAAAATGAAAGGATGGTGCTTATGTCAAGAACCAAATTAGAACAGACGCAGAAAGCTGTAAGTGCGTTCACTAAAATAAATACCAAGAAAAATGTATCTGTTGATACTACTTCTAAAAAAGAATCCTATAAATGTTGGTGCTGTGACAATGAATATTCTAAACTACAATCTAATTTCACACCAACCAATTTCCCATTATTTAAACATTATGGCTACTACCCTGTTTGTAGAAAATGTACTGATAAATTCTATCCTGAAATGATTTCATTCTTTGAAGGTTCTGAGAAAAAGGCGATTGAATTTATTTGTATGATGTATGGATTGTATTTTAATGAATCTCCCCTAGCAGCAAGCAGAAAAATCAGCGAACATAGGAGCCGGATTCATGCATACTCAAGTAAGGTACAAATTAAGCCGTGGGTCGGATTGTCTTGGTTAGATACACTCAAAGAGAGGTTTGAGGAAACAGATAAGCCAATAGAAAATTCAGATGATATTGAGGATATTGAATATAAATTAACTCCTAAAATGATTAAATTCTGGGGATCTGGATATGAACCAAAAGTTTATCCCACTTTACAAGGATATTATGATGAACTGTTAAAACTATGTACTGAAAAGCCAGATGTGAAGAAGCAAAAAATGATGAAAAATATTTGTCTTCTTGAATATCAGATGCAAGTCAATATTCAGGCAGGAAAAGATATAAATACGCTCTCCAATTCTTATAAAGCAATGTTTGAGGCTGCTGAATTAAAAGTAGAAAATGCTGATACAAGCAATGACTCTTTTGGAAAATGGATAATGGATATTGAAAAATATTGTCCAGTGGAATTTTATCAAGATAAAAAGAAGTATCATGACTTCTTTGGGATTGTTGAATATATTGAAAGGTTTATGTTCAGACCACTTAGAAATCTTATATTCGGAGAAAAGGAAAAAGAAAAAGAATACTGGATTAATGAGGATGGTGATTAACATTGGACAATTACCAGAAAAAATTCCCCACCTCATTCATGGTTATCTAGCAAAACAAATTATGAAAGAATAATTGATTGGATAACATTCTATCGTAGAAACATTCCAGTTTTCGTAGAACACTATCTCGGAATCCCCTTACATTGGTATCAAATAATATGGCTCTATCTTTTGAATATTTATATAAGTGTTGTAATTATTGCAGGTCGTGCAAGCGCAAAGTCATTTGTTATTGCTATATTTTCTTGTGCAAAAGCAATTTTATATCCAAATACTAAAGTCGTGGTTGCCAGCGGCTCCAAAAAACAGGCATCACTTATTGTAAAAGAAAAAATACAAAAAGAATTGATGCCAAAATCGGAAAATCTAAGACGTGAAATTAAAAAAATAACAACAAACGCAAATGATATTGAGGTGACTTTCCATAATGGTAGTTCTATTGTAGTTGTTGTTGCTGGCGAAGGTGCTTTAGGATATCGTAGTACAGTTCTAATTTTTGAAGAATTTAAGCGAATTGACAAGTATATTGTTGATAAAGTCTTAAAACCGTTCCAAATGGCAAGACCTGCACAATTCAGAATAAATGAAAAATGTGAACAATATGGAGTTAAATATCGTGAAAATGACGAATCCCTAGAAGAAGCTGTAAATATTTATATCAGTTCTGTGGCTCCTACTTCTCATTGGATGGGTAAATTACTAAAAGACACTATCAATAGTAAATATAAAGATAACACCTCTTGTATGCTTGCCACTGACTACTCGATTGCCTTAAAACATGCAATAAAAACACGGGCGCAACTAATTGAAGCTAAGAGAACAACTGATCCTATTACATGGCGAAAGGAATATGAAAATGAAATGCTCCGTGAAGGTGCAAATGCATATTTTACATATGGGTTATTGACTAAAAATCAAACTAATAAAAAGGCATTTTATCCAAGAAGGTATGAAGATGTAAGAAACAAAAAGAAAAATCCATATAGTATTCCAAAGCAAAATGGAGAAATTCGCATTGTTGCTTGTGATATGGCATTTATTGAACGCTCTAACAAAAATGATAATTCATGTTTTACATGTATTCGTGCATTACCTGAAAGCATTACTTACGAGTCGAGTAATATTGATGGCAAAACTATCGAAATCAAAAGCGGATATAGAAGAATCCCATCTTATATAGAAGCTAATCCAGGTAGTGATGTTGACAAACAAGCTATTAGAATCAAACAGCTATATTATGATTTTGAAGCAGACTATGTGGTGTTAGATACTCGTAATGGTGGTATTTTGACATATGATAGACTTGCAGAAGTTCTCTATGACGAAGATAGAGATTGTGAATATCCTGCTTGGCGTTGTATGAATGATGATGATATTGCAAAAAGAGTAAATGTTTCTGGTGCTGTAGAAAATGTATTTGCAATAAATGCAAGTCAGAAATTGAATAACGATATTGCTATATCTTTACGAAATATTCTTGATTCTCAAATGATAGATTTGCTTGTAAACTTTGATGAAGCAAAAGACATATTGGAATCAAACGTTCCTGAATATTTCGTATCACCTGATAGTGATGTAATGTCATTTTATGAACGCCCCTATTTAGAGACACAGGCATTGGTTAATGAAATGATGTCTTTGGAATATACAAGAAATGAGCAAACTGGTGTAATTATTTTATATGAAACTGGAAGCAATACGAAAGATAGATATGTAAGTCTTGCATACGGGAACTATTTTATAAATTTGCTAGAACAAGACTTGATTTCAGATAACAGTGATTATGATTTTGAACCACTGATAAATTAACGAAAGAAGGCGACACATGCCTGAAGAAGTAAAACGCAAGAGGGGTCGCCCTCCTAAAAATAAGTCTACTACTGCCACACCCATAGTAGAAACAAACAACGCCACTTCACAAGACAGTCCTATTGATTATGAATTTAACTCATATTCATATCATCATCTATTTGAATCAATTTTTAACTGCGGTGTATATGATTATTTCACAAAAGAAGAAATTGATTCTGTTTTGAGAAATCCTATTGGAAATCACGAAACGGCAATTCGATTATCTGAATTTGTATATGGTAAAAATGGTATCGTAAGTAATTCTATAGACTATATGACCGCACTTCTAACTCTTGATAGAATCATCACTTGTAAAAGTAAAACCCAAAAGGCAAGAGTGAACAAGGATTTAATGAAGTCTACGTTAGACACTATTGACGATAAGGCTTTTATTCGTGATGCCTTATTTACAGAAATGTTGGATGGTATAGCTTTCTACTACTTTGAAACTACGGAAAAGTCTGTAGACCGCAGAAAGTTTATGACAGATTGTGATGTAGAGAATATTGTAGAAATCAACGATTTTGGTTTTAATGCTTCTATCATTACTTTGCCTTGGCAATACACCAAAATTGTTGGTAAGAAAAATGGACGCTTTGTATTGGCATTTAATTTAAGATATTTTGATGATTTTACTGGTGAAGATTTGGATAGGAAATTAAGAAAATATCCATAAGAAATTGTTGATGGATACAACCAGAAAAAGAATACAAATACATCTGGTGATTGGTTAGTTCTTAATCCTGATAGAACAATGTGCAGAAAAATCAAGTGTAAAAATGTTGAGGCTTGGGGAAGAAGTCTTATTATAGCTGCATTGTCAGATGTATTATATAAGGATTACTTTATTGATACTAAGAGAAATGTTCTTGATGAATTGAATAACCGTGTTATCTATGAAGTGTTCCCAGAAAACAAACAAGGTACTGGTTCCACATTAACAAAGAAACAGCAAGAGGAGCAGCATAATGCTGTTAAGGACGCAGTTTTACATAAAAATAATCGTGGTGGCGTAAGTTTTATGTCATTGGCGGCTGGTACTGTATTAGATTCAATAGATGTTTCTACGGATATTTTTGATAGTAAGAATGAACCTGATATGAATAATGATATTGCTGTTGATTTAGGTATCTGCACTTCGCTGATTGGCGCAATGTCTACTGGCACATTTGCTGGTTCTACTTCTAACTTAGAAATGATAACCGCACAGCTTTACACATGGGCTTGTGAATGGAAAAATGAATTAGTTCATGTAATCAACAGAAATATTATAAATGAATCAAAGAATAAAGTAGATATTTACTACTTCCCCACTTCTTTCGTAAAGTAAATAGGAAAGAATTTTTCGGAATGATGAAGGATTTATATATGTCTGCATCAGGTTCAATGACGTTTTTAATTGCAAGTACAGGTGTTGATCCAGATATCTATTATGATGTACTCGATTCTGAACTTGAAGATGGCATATATGATAAATACTTACCTCATCTTACAAGCTATACAACTTCAAAAGATGATAATGTTGGTGGAAGACCAAAAACAGATAATCCATCTGAAAATACATTGAAATCTCAAACAAATAATGGAAATGCAATACCAAGCCCAAGCGATAATAATTAGTTGAAATAGAGGTAAATTATATGGATGTTGAATTATATTGTTGTTACTCTCTCCCACTTCGTAATTTCCTTTACAAAAATGGTTTAAGATATAAGTTGGCAGCACTAAACCCAAACTCACAGAAATTGTTTTGGGTTTATGTAAAAGATAAAAAATTAAACAACTTATTAGATAGGTGGTCTTCAAATAAATAGATTACCTTTTCTAATGGAGAAATATATTATGTAGAAATATTGGAGGTTTATTATGTCAAGAAAGAAAACTCACGAAGAATTTATTCAAAAAGTATACCCACAAAAATACCCACACTACTTTGTTTTGAAACGGTCTGAAACGGTCTAA